GTCTTCTTGGGTTGCCATTATGGTTTGTCTAATAAGTTGGTCTTTCATATCAAACTCCATACGAGTAACCTCTGGGTCTGGAGGAAGTGGAAGTTGTTTTGCTTCTGTTATATCTGCTTGAAGTGTAAACCACATTCCAACTAATGTAAATATTAATGCAGCTATTCCTGCTAAAGTTTTTATACTTATCTGTATCTGACTATTTTCATCTAGCTGCTTTGCCATGTTAAAATATTAAATAATTTATACCTGTTCTGATATTATATGAGTCTATCTCCCAGAACCTTACATATCTTCCTTCTACAAATATACTAAATTGTTTATTAATTTTACTACCCATGATAAAACCCACGTCAAAGTCAATGTTTACGCCATCATACTCATAAGAATATCTACTTAAACCCATGTGAAGTGGATATATCGAACCCCAAAGATGAGCCCAAAAATTATCTTTATATATATAATAGTCTGCACCTAGTACAGCAGAAAGTTCATGTTGAAATCCTCTAACCTCTACTTGTTCCCTATTATATCTTTCAACTATTTTAGGAAACTCTTCTCTAAAAAACTCATCATTAGTTCCTATATTTTTAATATCAGGAAACTGACTTATTGGCACATCATCATAATGACTCCAATTATCATAAGCATGAGGTGGTACATTTTTATACCAAATAGCTAAGTAATTTTCTGTAAAAGGTATTTGTAGTAAGAAATCCCAATACCCATACATATAAGCTAGTTCTCTTAAATCATTATTATTTTTTAACCAATCATCTATTGGAGAATAACCATACACAGGGTGAGACCTATGAGCAGCCCCTATAGTAATATCTAAACTTCCAAAGTTTTTTCTATACCTAACCTCTGCATCTGAATATTGAAGATTTACTATATTGTTATCTACATAAGATGCTCTTGATGTAAAGTTATCAGAAATGTATCTTAATCTATATTCATGTTGGCTAAAAATTATTTCACGATTTCTAACTCTTGAAAATTCTAAAAGATATTCTAGTCCTGAAGCGTTTGATATGGTGGCATAATCACTAACTTCATTTTCTTGACCTGTATAAAATTGATTTTGTTTTACTTGATAGTCAAACCTTGCTATTTTTCTAAGACCAAAAGTTAAATTTATTCCAGGAGGATTAGATCTTGTTATCTCACTTAGAGTTCCTGCACCACCAAAGTTTTCCACACCACTTACCAAAAAATCTTGTTTTTCCACAAATGGAGCAGACGTTGAATAACTTGTGTATAATGTTGCAAATCTTAGGAGTTGTGCACTTGCAGTTGTTGTCCATATTAATAATATTAAAATTAATTTTTTCATTATGCCTCTCTTACCTTTTTAGCTACGACCTTACTATACTTAGCAAACTGTTTACCTTTTCTTCTAGCTCTTCTTTTAGCTCTGTTTGTTGCAGCTTTTTGACTTGCAGTTAAAGATTCTCTAACAGACTTGGGTAAATATCTTCCTCTTTGCCCTACAGGTTTTTTCTTATCTTCTTTGCTAACGTAATCCCAATCTTGTTCACCCCAATCCTTTAAACTTTTTTGTGATTTTTTTAAAGCCTTACCCATTATCTATACCCTCCTCCTGCTTTTTTATAAGCCTTAGCAAGCATTTGAGCCTTTCTTGCAGACCACTGACCAGGAGCTCCACCTTCGCCTCCAGCTTTTATTCTATAGAATATACGCTTTCTCATTTCTGGTTTTGTGTAATTACCAGCTTTGTTTACTGTACTTTTTCTTTTTACTGCTTTTGCCATATTACCATTTTACTTTATCTGCCCAATATGCTGCAGACATTTTACCTTTTGCTATATTTTTTGCGTGCCTTGCTTTAAAAGATTTTCTTTTAGCTTTCATTCTAGCACTTTCTCCTTTTTTAGGTGGTCCTGCTGTTCCAGATAATGTTCCAACTTTTTTACCTTGTTGACCAAACCTTATTGTTTTTATTTTATTTCCTTCTTTTGCTACTACAATATGAGATTTAGTAGGATGATTAGGTGTACGCTTTGCTTTGTTATAACCTGATACTCCTGCTTTTTTTAATCTATTGTCTTTTTTTACTGCTTTAGCCATTATTTTTTTGCAAATTTTTCTACTCCTGATATTCCAAAGCATCCTAAAACTACCCACACAAAAGAATTATACACATACTCATTTATAATTAATCCTTTTCCTAGCCATCCTGTAATAAGATCTGCAATCATTATAAGACACATTATAGCAAAAGCTATAAATCCTACTATAGCCTTTTCATTCCAATCGTTACTATCTTTAAATATATTCATTATTCTTCAATATTACTTGCCCACTCATCAGTTTGCATTACAGCTTTTATTTCAGAGTGAGTATAAGTTGTTTTACCATTTAAAAAATCTGGTTGTTCACCATTGTATTTTACTATAGCTTTAGTGCCATCAATACTATACCTTAACATAGAGGCGTTTCTATTTATAAGTTTAGAAAAATCTATAATAGATTCTTCGTCTGTAATTTCTGTAGTATTTAATATTACGTATGTAATCATATCATCTATTTATTAAGGAGTAGGGGTATCAGATGAGAATATAGTACCACCAGATGTTATGCCTGGGTTACCATTAAGTTTTTGTAGTGAAACATTATCCACTGTAAAGGTATAAGATCCACTACTAGTTTCTCTTTCAATAGCTAACTCATCTGAATTACTATTAGCTACAAAATACTTTACAACATTTTGTGGGCCTCCAGTCATTAAAACTTCTCTGTCTGCAAGAGTTGACAAACCACCACTACCACCAGTATCATCTCTAAATCTCATTTTAAAGCCTGCAGTACCATTAACAATCGCAGTTAATTTATAAGTACTTCCTGATGTATAAGTTACAGCCTGTGTTAATTTAGCATATGCACCATTAACTATTGTTAATTCAGCTACTCCACTACTAGAATTATTTATAGTTACTGATGAAAAAGTACCTGGATGAGTTGTAGATTCATTTTCTGTTTTTGTCCAATTTGAATCAGCTGAAAAAGTACCATTAACAACTAAGTTATTTCCAAACCCAGGATTATCTTGATCATGAACTATACCATTTGCTTTATCATCAAAAAAACCATCACCCATTTTGTAATAAGCTACTAAATTGCTACTATTATTATAATTACCTTGATCAAAAGTTAAGTTAAGTGGAGATCCACCATTATAAATAGCTGCTGCATTATTAGTATCTAAATCATTACTAAATATAGCAAACTCATCAATTCCACCTTCAAAATTATTACCTTGAAATCTTGCACCTATCAAAAGTGGTCTGTTAGAAGAAATAGATAAAGCAGATAGATCATTTCCTGTTACATTATTAACAATATTAGGAGTATCAAGTGTAACTGGAGCACTTCCATTTATGTGAATA